TACGGCCTCGCAGCGAGAGGTCCCACATTAGGCATTAGAAATCGCCACCATGCCCGACAATAGTAATCGTCTTAGCGGCTGTAATAGTAGCAACAGCAGCCACCTTGACAATCGCAGAAGCAGGCAGGGTCCAAGACCCGTCAGGGTTCAACCAAGGGCAAAGACCCAAGGAAAGAAGATTAACCGAAGGCGTAGTCGAGACACCAGCAGTAATAGGAATGTTTACTTGCCCAACCTGATAGTCAGTACCACCGAGAGTCACGTAAACGTTCAAATCCCTAGACACAGTATCATCGGACGTAACCGAGATACCAGTAAGAACCCCGCCATTACTTCCGGCAGTCCAGACAGTCTTCTTGGCAGTCGTATCAGCAGGGACAATAGTCACAGCCGAGACGTTCGCCGTAAGAATGAAAATCGGATTAGTATTACCAGCCATCTATGAACTCCCTAACGAAAGCTTTTAAAAGCATAAAGAAGCGCAGCGGCAGATACCACTGCACTAGCACTGCCGCCTGTAATTGTAATAGTTTTGGCCGCACCAGCGCCACTAGCAACAACGCCAGAACCAACAAAATCCAGAGAAGTAGCATCAGTAGCAAGAGGAGTACCCTCGTCTTTGACCGTCAAAGCACTACCGCCAGAAGGAGCAGCCCACTTAACGCCAGTAGCTTCTCCTGAATCAGCAGTAAGAACGTGAGTATTCGTACCAACAGCTAGGCGAGAGGCAGTATCAGCGGCAGTGCCGACAATCAAGTCACCCTTAGCGTCGATAATAGTAACAGCAAGACTCTCAGCGGGAACAGCCCAGTTGCCAGCGCCATTCAAGAACTCGGTAGCAACGTTGCTCAGCTTCTTAAGCAGACCGTGCTTAGTCGTAGAGGCATCAAGGTCCGTATTATCATCACCGGCAGCTAGGTCATCAATCTTGATAGCATCAGCACCGCCACTCTCGTGACGAGCCGAATGGTCATCAAACTCAGTATTCGTCGCATACTGAGGATGGTCATCATCAGAGAGACCACCAAGCGCACCATGGTCAGTGATAACAGCGCCACCACCGTCAAAGTAGTCAGACCAAGCGGCACCGTCAGACTGATAAATAACCGTGTGGTCGGTACAAGAATACTGGGTACCCTCAGCAACAGCAGTTGCAACAGGCCGAGAGGCGTGGTCGCCAGTCAGAACGTGGTCCGCGTATCGACTTGTCATCAAGGAACCTCTGTCGGAATCAGGCTATTATCCGCGTCCCAGACTAACTCGGGAACACCAGCAATAACAGTCGTAAGGGGAATCCACGCATGACGAGAATTCCTCCATTCACCACCAGCATATCGAAGATGGTCACCAGAAGCAACGCTAGCAATCGTCACGTCAGTCAAATCATCAAGAGACTGGGCAAGGGGCGGCAGTTCAGCAAGTGGAACAAGGCCATCAGGACCAAGGCTCGCGTACCCATCCGGCTGACTCTTCTCAGATTCCTTCTGATAACCAAGGTGCGGGTCGACAGCAGCCTCATGGTCCTCGATAGCATCACCAATAACAGGCAACACCACGACAGCAGGAACTTCCACCGTAGTCGGAATCCCATAATCAGGATAAACAGCATCGTCACCAGAAGCAGTGCTGTCTAGAGAGATAGTCCCCTGCTCAGGAGGGTTATGCGAGGCACGCTTCCGTACACCATGCCGCCTAAAATCATGAACACCTGTATCCTTACCGTGCATCAACGTCCTCTTGCAATCCCGCGCGGCTTCGCGCGACGATAATTAGTCTGAACTGGCTTAGCCCTGTTACTCAAAGCTTTACGCAATCCCTTCAAATGGTCAATACCGTCACCGCCCTCAAAGAATGGCAAGCCCGGAGTCAACCGATAGCCATCCTGCCGCCCCTTCTCGACCCAGTAAAACTCAGGCACAGCATCCATCAACTCAGGCAAGCGGGCACGAATATCATCCTCCCACCAAGCGATAACTTTCACGCCAGCAGCCTCAAGCGCCGCAAACCGCCATGCATCAGTCTCAATTTGCCCCGGCAAGGTATGGAAATAGGCACCCTGAATCTCAATCCAAATCTTGTACTGCGGCAACCAGAAGTCAGCCTCCCAAGATTTCTCCACGAATCCACCAAGAGTATTGCTCTGCGGAGTGTGTTCGAAATAAATGCCACGACGCACGAACTCAGCAAGAACCATCTTCTCGATAGAAGACCCCTGCATGCCAAAGAACGGGTCTACCCAATGTGGAACAGGAATCCTAAGAGAATAACCACGCTCACGAGGCTTCCTCTTCTTTCGAATATAACGACGAGGCATTAGACTTCTCCCTCTAGCGCCTCCAAGAGGGTAAAACGAACCTCAGCCTCGATATCGCGATGAGTCATAGGAGCCATCTCATCATACCCATACACGAGTACAAGCCAATCCTCACCATCAATATCTCGGAATGTAACAAGTCTCTGTTCACGGAACAAAGAACGATACTCAGCCAACCGAGCCTCGCTATCGACATCCACAGTCGTATGGTCAATCAACTCTTCGCGTTCGCTGACAGGAACAATGAACTCCCACCTCCACTGAGGGTCAGGCATCAGCATATAGGACACGACCACAGAACGCACAACGGGCGTCTCGTCCTCATCAGTCGTCTGAAGACGTAATCGGTATCTAAAGCGGCGAGCATAAATATCAGTAAGCAGGACCTCGAACACATACTCAATCCCGTTATGTTCAAGTTCCTCAAGAACAGTCGTCACCCAAGTAGTCCCATTGTCAAGAGAGTAGTCAAGTTCGACAGTAGTAGCCTCAGAAGGAAGAGCAGCCTCGACCACAATCCGACGCCACATCTTTCGCACTGCATTACCGCCATCATAGGTGCTAGAGATAAGCCAACCACCATTACTCTCCTGAGTACCAGTCAAGTCATAAGTGGCAAGCGAACGAGAGAGAAGATAATCACGGAAAGAAACAGAGGTCCTCAAGACGCCCTGCCGAGCCACGCTAATCCAGAGGCGACCACCAAAAACAATAATCCCAGAAACCCAATAGTCAGTTCCATCATTCTCGACATCTGTATAAGTAGTCGTATCGCTATTCGCAGCGAAGATGCTATGAGCATCCTCAGCCGCGTCATACACAGCGATACCAAAACCCTCCTGCATCGAAAACAGGTCAGAGGCAGAATAGTAGAGTCGACCATCGTGAAGCGCCATACTGTAACCCGGATGGCACTTCCTACCATAACGACCCCACACCTTCAACTGAGTCATGGCCGAGCCAGAAAGGACATAAAGACCTGACTGGCTCGACACATTCGCATCGTCCGTCTGCGAAACGGTTACGAAGAGACGACCATCATACGAGATAAGTCCACCAGCGCGAGCATCAGTACCAAAGTTCCAAATCTCGAAAGTGTTATTACCATCCGTCCTCAAGATACTAGCGAAGTTAGTTAGCATGTAAAGATAACCAAGATGCACAGCCATGCGACCAGCAAAGCCGCCCTCGCCGGGATTCTCAAAGAACGGCGTGCTCCCATCCCAAGTCCAGTCAGTCTTCAGGCGGTAGATTTTGCTCGTCTTCGTACCAGAAGTTTCACGCCCGAAACCAACATACAAACGGTCACGATAAGCACACATACTATAAACAGTCTGAGTTGTCCCAGCAGGAATAGCGATAGTAGTCCACGTTGTACCGTTATACCTGTGAATATAGTTCGCCGTAGTGCCAATCAAGAGTTCGCCGTTCCACGCATACATAGAGCGCAGAACCTCACCAGTAAAGGTATGATTCAAAACCCAAGTATCTGTCAACTGAACGTACTTATACAACTTCCCATCAGCATCAGGGTCATACTGACCGGCACCATTGTTAAACTGCAAGCAATAAAGTTCGCTATTGTAGACACAAAACTCACGAGCATTACTCTTGCCATCAAGGTCCCAAGTGCTACCGTTTTGAGTCAAGTCACGAGCCAACTGAACGCGGTCATGAAGAGAAGTATCCACCCCGACACCCTCGTCATACATAGAATCGTCCTGCCACGTTTCCTGACCCATACCGCCAATCCAACAGGTCTGAGCCCAATGCTGCCAGAAAGTCAACGAGTTATAATCAGGGTCACCCTGCTGGAACCTCGCACCGAACTGCGGAGCGGCACGGCGATGATAAGTAAACGGCTTAATAAGAAGGTCAAGCGCATTCAGGCGTGCAACGTACAACTGAGGCGTCACCACAACATAGGCGACCTTCGTCTCAATATCCGAATAGATTCCACGAGTAACAGTAAGCGAGACCGTATAGGAACCGGGGAGGTCATAAACGTGCTGAGGATGACGCTCTGTACTTGTATCACCATCACCAAAGTTCCAAGACCAAGAGACAGGGCCGTTAGTAGAAAGGTCCGTAAACTGAACCGTAAGAGGGGCAGTCCCTAAAAGAGGAGTCCCTGAAAATTCAGCCACCGGAGCAAAGGGAACAACAGAGACCGTAACGCCGCACCAAACAGCAGAAACGTTGCAAGTACCGCCAACCGTATACGCGCCACTCGGATTGGTAATCGCTCGATAACCGACCCACGCAGTCGGAGCAAACCCGCCCTGATTCGTGTCATACAGTTCAGTGGTACCAACAGCAGGAGTAATATGCGCGTTACTATCACCGCCCGGAGGGTCATCACCACCAAGAGTGGCACCACCAACTAGAACACAATCAACGCCAGCCGTAGGTGTAACAGACCCGCCAGCATTAAACGCCGTAGTAGCGGCATGATTACTGACCTTCGCCTCTTTGCCGCTATCAAGAAGCCCAGCCCACTCCATCAGGATATAGTGACTATCGGACCCACCCATAGAAGAAGAAGCTACAGCAGCAGTATCACCAGTCTGGACGGTCCGCATCATCATGCGCCCAGCACGGAACCAAACTAGCGACTGCGTAACGCGCCAAAGATTACCAGTACCGCCATCAGCATCTACGAACCCAGTCTGAAGCGCGGGCTCAGAACCAGAAGGGTTCCTGTCCGTTTTCCAGAGAAGGAGAAGATTCCCCACCGTGGGCGCGCCGGGAAGTGTAACACCATTCGCACCAGTAACAGACTGGACGAGAACCGGGGAGGCCATTAGTCTCTCGCGGGCGGCAGTGGCCGGTCAAACGCAGAGAGTTCCAATTCAAACTGGCCCATCCACGTCTGCGCAGCAGCCTGAATGTCACCGTCAACCACGCCGTTGACGCCCTGCGTAGTCGAATAGCGTCGAACATCCTGACGCTCATCAATCTTCCGAGAGGCTGTCAAAGACATAGCATAATAACAAGGAATGCCCATAGCGCGGTCAGGACCAGCCCAAGTCTCAGCCTGAGCAGCGGCATAATTAGCCGCAGTAATCAAAGCAACCGGCGCTGCGTACTTGATTCGAATGTCATATCCCAAGAGGTCTGACGCATCTGGATTGCGCGAGAGGCGAAAAACGCCCGCGACATCTTCATCGCCAGCGAGCGTATCGTAGTCGTTAAACCTAAGAAAAGAGCCATCAGAACGTTCCAACTCCACAGAAATGATATACCCGTCAGCAGCAGCGACAGGAAGTGCATAGTCATAAGTCCCAGTCAGGACGAGAATGGTAGTACTCTGAACGCGCCAAACGAACGGCCACATCCGAGCAATCCCACGATTAAGAAATAACTTCTTCATCGCAAAAGTAACCTGTTCGTCCAGAGGGTCGTTCAGGAGGTCCCGCAAAGTATCAAAGAGTTCTGAGACAAAGGCCATTATCCGCTCCGCTACTCATCAATTGTACTACGGCGATGTGCGAAAGACCTAGCAACTCCGAAACCAAGACCAAGCGCGACAGAGAAGACCTCCCAAAGCGCAGCACGCCCGAGAGCGCGAGGCCAGTTAGGGTCTGTGGCATATGCTTGAACAATCTGACCAGCGAAGAAGAGAGTACCAAGAAAGGCCGTCGATAGAATAGTAAGCGAGACGGCCAATTTCGTAGAAAGTAAGACCTTACTCGGATACTTCAACGAGAAATAAAGCAAGACCGTAGAACCAAACAAGACACCAGTAGCAACAGCGTAAAGAACAGCAAGTAAATCAAATACGTCAAAGAAGAGGGACCAATCCATCACGCTCTAGCCTTTCGTTCCATCTCATCAATCCTGATAATGAGGCGAACAGCACGCTTCTCAAGTCTATCCACTTCCTGCTCAAGAGCATCAATGCGAACTTCAGCAGAAGCGAGTTGCGGCTTTAACTTAGTAATCTCGGCATTTGCAAGGGCTAGTTGGTCCTTGAGTGTCTCAATCAGTTTCTCGGCAGCGGCATCTGCTTGAGCCTGAAACTCAGGGAGACCCCGCCGCCGAGCATAGATAGCACCCCCGACCGCCCCACCAACCGAGATACCGATGGGGATAAGCCAAGAGAAGTCCATTTAAATATAACCAGCCTCTTCCAACAGGTCGCGGACCTCTCTGGGGACATCCACGGGGACATTAGCCTGAATAATAAACGTGTACCCATTAATCTGAACGGGCACGTCAGAATCGCTTCTGACCTTGACGCGGACGTAATCGCCCTTCTCTTTCTGCTTCTTGAAATGCGCCCGCATCTCGTCAATGCGAGACATGCGAGCAAACTCCTGCTCAGTCTTAACCTCAGCAAAAGTCCTAGGGGCAACAACCTCGGGCTCGTCACCCTCTGGTTCAGTAGATTCGGCGAGCTTGGAGTTGCGCGTTCCAGTAGTAGCCATGATTCTTCCTTTCAGATGCGAGGCCCGGAGCCCTCAATCAAATGAAGGCTCCGGGGACCCGACTTACTGGGTGATTTCCGTGAACTGCGGACCGTAGAAGATGACTGTGACGCGCGTGCGACCAGCCGTACCGGCACCAACCGACGTAATTGAGGCAGTAATCGTCCGCTCGGAGGCCGAGAAGCGAGGACCAACATGGGTGCTCGTTCCAACCGTAAGATACGCACCAGTATTACCACCACGAACCTGAGTCGAGTTCATGCTGATGGACTGAGTAGCAAGAAGGTCAGTCGCCTTCAAGTCAATAGAGGCGTAGAACCCGTCAGGGTCAGCGACCTCGCCAACGATAAGCGCAGCAGACGTAGCGGCGGTCCAAAGAGCCTCCGACGTAACCACGATATCATAAATTTCCGTACCGGCAGGGAGGATGAAATCCGCCGTGTAAGTACCCGCTCCGTTTTCAACGAAACGAGCAGTAACACGCTGGAGCCCAACCGCACTTGCCTGACCAACAGTAGCCATGTTTAGGTTTCCTTTCTGTGTGCTCTACCGCACCAGACCGGGGAGTGGGGCTAACCCCACCCCCCTAGTCCGGCTTAGGTATTCGCACCCGTGCTGGTCGCGCTCTCATACCGAAGCATGAAAGGCTCCTGAAGTCGCTTGACTCCGAACGTCACCTTCCAGCCCATGCTGGACTGCTGATTCAGGGGGTCAGCAGTACCCGCGCTGCCTAGCGGCTTGAAAATCGTCTCAAGATTATGACCCGTAAGGCTCACAATACCGAACGAATTCGCACCAAAGACAAGCGTAGTATAAACATCGACAGTACTACCGGCACCGACATCAGGGAAAACCTTAGCCTTGTCGGAAGTCCAGAACTTAACGCCGTAAAGCGTACCAACAGAGCCGTCAAAGATGCGGCCCGTCTGGTGATAGTTCTGCGCGTCACGCCATTCAGTGGTACGCATCAGGTCATAAATCACCCGAGGGTGAGTAATAGCCTGCCAGAAACCATCAATCTTGGTCGCACGGTTCAGTTCCATCTGCATGGCGATGTTAGCAACATCGGCAACAGTGATAATGTCCGTGGCCGCAAGGTCTGAACGCGAGGTATTAACAGAAACCGTGCTGTAGAAAACAGTCGTGCCAGCCACGACGACATCACGAATGAGTTCGTCAATGGACTCAGCAGCCTGCTCAGCCAAGATTTCTGTGGTCTCTTTAAGAAGAGGGTCAATAGTGGTAGTCGCCACGATATCCGAGAAACCAACCGCATCACCATACTGCGCCACGGTAGCCGTGATGCTGGTGACCGTCAGGTCCTTGAGGCTCGTGAAGAGCGCACCCTCAGTAAGCGGAGTCGTAGCAACCGCAAGTCCAAGGAACTTACGGAACTCAACGATTCGACCGCTGTGCGAGGGAATTGGCTTCGACTGTCCGAACTTTGCGTAGAGAAGTTTCGGCACAGTACGAACAAGCAGTTGCTTGTCGTAAAACGTCTTCATCTCCGCACTCAGACCCGCCGAAGCAGTAGTCATGATTGCCATTCTAGTCTCCTATCATTAACTCGGCTGTCTCAATCAAATACTATCGAGCAGCTTAAGAAAGTCCTCATCCTTCATCGAAGCATAATCACGAGGCTGTTCACGAGTACTTCCAGCAGGCTCGGCCTTAAGTCCGTGCTCTGTAAGTGTTTCGTTCCTGACTCTTGTGCTTACCGACTTGATAAGGGCTACAACCGAGGATGCAGACTCGCGCAATTCAGCGCGGGTCGAGCCCTCAATAAGAGACCGCTCGATGCCGTATTGCTTCAGCACGGGATTCTCCCCGTAAATCGCGTCGAGAGACGCTTCGCGAAGCTCTTGCATCATCGCTTGCGCAGCCGGGTCGGCCACGTTGTCCTTATTCGCTAGCCTCGCCTTGAGGGCCGCTTCAGCCTTGTTGGCTCTCGCCGTCTCAGCATCAGCCTTGCTCTGCAAGTCCGAGATTCGCTTGTCTGTCTTCGGGTCATTAGAAGCACCTTCAGATTCCTCAGAAGAACCACCTTCGGTAGTCTCTTCCGTTTCCTCTGTAGTTTCCTCTTCAGTCGATTCAGACTCGTTATCGTTATCGTTAGGTCCGGGCATCTAAGAAGCTCCCTTCGTATCCAAGACACTCAGCGAAAAGAGCCACTAGGTCCCCAGTCAAAAACGACTGGCAATCCGCCAAGTAGAGTGGGTTCGACATGTCCTGACGTGCGAGTTTCACAGCGGCCACCATAAGTGACATGTGAGGACCCGAGTCATAGTCAGGTCGGAAACCGTGTTCGACAAAGCTCTCGCTAGTACCGTTCACAGTCCCAGTCTCTCCCTGTTAGAAAAACCTGAGGAACAGACGTTCTGTTCTTCGTTACCAACGTACACAATAGCAACTCCTAATGCAAGTTTTACTAGACATTCCTGTAAGACTGTGCTCTACGCTTGGAAAGCCGGTCTGCCTCAGCGGCAGAAAGTGACTCAGTATTACGACGCGCAGGCTTGCTCCTGTCATACTGGGCATACGACATCTTCAGCGGAGCCGTATGCTTCATATTCTCAGCATACGTTTCCCAGATAGCCTTAACCCAAGCCTCGAAACTCTCAGTCATCTCAGGATGACGAGCAAGATTATCGTAGACCTTACGCAACTTCTGCTCACCAATAGCCTCCTTCGAGAAAATCTCAGGATACCGCTCACGGAACACACGCTTCAGCCACGGCTCATCAGAGGGAATCTCACGATAAGCAGCGAGAATCGCCATCCGCTCAGACGACTTGGAACCGGAATTCTTCGCCAGCCAAGCGGCGAGGTCAGGGTTCTGCTTCAAATAAGCAGGACGAGCATCCTTCTCCATCCCAAAGTAATCGACCAGCTTCTTGCTCATCTTCGCGTCCTGACCAAACTTAATCTTCTTATCAGGATGCTTGGCAAAGTACCTGTCCTTAGCCCACTGAGGCAAGGAATTGAAGTACGCCATTGCCTTGTTCTTATCGGGGTCGTCAAACAGTTTCACCCACTTATCCATGTAGCCAAGATAAGTAGCCGTCTGCTGAGACTGCTTCCGCTTCTCAGGATGCTTAGCAAGATACTGGTCCTTCACCCACTGAGGCAGACGGTCCCAAGCAGCATTCGCAGCGTCAAACTTGCCAGCGCCAATCAGCTTCCCCCAAACAGAGATGTTCCGAATATAAGCATCGGTCCTAGCCCATTTCTGCTGCTTACCCGGATTGCGACGGAAGTACTCAGCGAGTAGCCACGGGTCCTTCTTCAAGAGAGACACCCACTTGGCAGGGTCGTTCCCGGCCTTATTCCAGAGAGCGCGAATCCCCTCGATGTATCTCGAAGTATCCTTGAACTTCTTCTCGGCAGCAGGATTATTAGCAAAGTAATCCTTCTGAACATCAGGGTGCGCGAGCATGTAATCAGAGAATCGCTTCGGGTCAAACTCACCAAACGGGTCATTCCGCTTAGCGTAAGCAATCGCCTTACGCATAGACTCACCATACTGCTGCTCAGCAAGGAACTCATCCAGCCTGCCCTCGCGAAGAGCCTTCTCATATCGAGTCCGGTCGAAGTCCAGAAGAGTAGTGGCACGCTGAAGGATGTTCCCCTTCAGGACCGCAGGACCAGAAGCACCAGTAGGCAGGCGCTCAAAGTCATCAGGAGAAAAATAAGTAGCAGCATAGTCGCGCTCCAAGAGAGAAAAGTCCAGTTCATTCATCAGATAAGCGCGGTCCAGATAATCCTGCGCCTTGCGGCCAGCAGCAGAAACGCGACCAGAGTCAGCAATAATCTGCTTCGCAGCCTCAATCGCCTCATTCCGTGAAGCAACGCGAGTGAGAATACGGTCCCACTCAGCGTTCATAACGTCACGAACATGGTCAAGTTGCGTCCTACCAGCGTTCAACCGCTCAGCAACCTGAGGATATTGACGCAAGAAAATCTGCTTCTGAAGTTCCCACTCATCCACTGCCTTGTTGTAAGACTTGACATCCTTGTAATCAGAACGAGCGGGTCGAACCTTATCAAGCGCCATGAAATCATCCATCAACTTATCGGTAGCCCAATCCTCAAGTTGAACACTCCAATCAGCAGCAGACTTAGAGTAGACATCCGCTTGCATCATCTCGGGCGTATTCAAATACACGTTATTGATAGCCATGTACATCCGAGCCTTCATCTCCCGATACGCGACCGTCCCCGGAGTCAAGAGAGAAAGCTCGGCATAGAAAGCAGACCTAATGGCAGTAATCTCATTCCTAGCGGCTGTGACCTTAGCCTGAAACTCCTTGCTCTGGTCGTGGAACCACTTAGCAGAGTCAGCAATATCAACCTCAAGTTGATGAATCATATCGAGAACCATCTTCGGATTACCGGCCTTCGACTCCCACCAATCACGAAGAGCAAGACCCTCTTCAGTCTTCAGCCACTCCTTAGCGGACTCAGGATTACTCGCCTTCAAAGAGAAGTAAAACTGGTTCAACACGACATTCTTGTCATAGGTACTAATACCGTTGAAGAAGAGAGCCTGACCAATCAGAAGGTTCGCATCGCCTGAACTGATTCCATCAAGATTGTATTGCTCATACTTATCGAAAAGGTCAACCATCCAGAAGACGGAAGCGGCGTCGGGAGCATCCTTCGACCACGGCTCAGTCCAGCCGACATTGACCTTGTGATAAACACCGTTCTCATCGGCAACCCAGCCGAACTTAGGGAAAAGATTAAACGCATTGAACAAGGCATAGATACCAGCCTGAGGACCGGGATTCACGATACGAATCCACGAGCCAGCAAGGTCAATCCAAGACTTACTCTCGGTCTCACGGAACAGCGGAGAAAGACCACGAGAAGCATCCGAGAAAGTAGCAAGGTCAAGATAAAAGCCCGGTGCCCACGGCAGTTCGATACGCCTACGAAGGTGCTCAGGCATTTCCTTGCCAGCAGTCTCGGGGTCCTCATTCCAATTCTTCAAATTCTCTTCTTCAATATATCGCCCAATCGCGTCGATATAGTTCAGAAGAGCGGGGTGTCCAATCGCCTCGGAAATGAACAAGACTTTATTACGAATAGAGTATGTAGCAAACGGAACAATCCTATTCCATAGCTGCTCAACAGGACCATTTCCGGCAGTAGGCCACATCCGCCGAGCCTCGTCGGCAATATTCTTCTTAGCGAAAGCGTCAGCCGCCTCACGCCCAATCTCCGTATCACCAAACCGACGAACGCCTTCCTCAAACCACTGAGGATACATACCGCGCGCAAGCGCCATCTGATGAATCAACTCGACACGACCAGCGATAGTCGGATAAAGCTGACCACCCAACGGACTCGCGTGAAACACGCCGAGAGCGCGGTCAACAGCACGCTCCATATCAGTATATCCACGAGGATTCAAAATACGCGACAGGGGACTCGCCTGCTTCTCGCGATACATCGCAGACGTAGCGTCGTAACCAATCGACGCGGGAGTCATCTCATTAGCGCGCCTAGCCGCTTCCTCGGAGACATTCCGAAGACCCGGATTGAACAAGCCACGCCGAGTAAACCTGTAATACGCGGTCTTCAATGGAGCATCGATAACGTTCGTAACAAGGAACGCGGGATTGGAAAAGACCAACCAACGATTGAACGAGCCCCAAGCATTCAACGCATTCCCGAAAATGTCCCGATGACGCTTCAACCACTTCGGATTCGCGAGCAGGGTCGCCTGAATCTGGGAAGCTGCACGCAGCAAATCGGCGTAATCCACAACACCATCAACAGCCTTAGACGCGATGAACTTCTCAAAGAGCGGGTCAAGCGCCTGATTAATCAACTTCGTGACCTCATCCAGTTCAGCGGCATTCTGAATAAAGTGCGGCGGCAGGGACTCAGTAGCAGTGATACGAGCAATATAGCGCCTATATTCGTCATCGGTCATCAACCACGGCATCTCATCGAGAGTCTTACCATCAGCGGAGACCATCCTGCCGTAACGCTCGAAAGCGTACTTCCTTTGCTCGGCCAGTGTGCGCCGACCGCCAGCGATATTAATCTCCTCAATCTCTTCAGCAGTCTTGCCAGAAGCACGAAGCTCTAGGTCAGCAGCACGATTAAAGAACCCCCACGCGCGCAGCTGAGCATAATGCAAAGCATCATTACGGAAGAATTCCTTATTTCCACGAGCGAGGGCGAGAGTATCGGCCCACTCAGGAATCTCGCCATAATTGATATACCAGTATCGCGCCTCTTCCTCAACCGACCAAGAAACAGCATCCTTCAAGAACAACTCAGACTTACGAGGGCTCCACGCACCAATCCGAGTGAGGAATCCCTTCGTCAGTTCGCGGTTCTCAAGCGGAGGACGATTGGCAGAAGCAAGGAACTTATTCATCAAAGGACCTTCCAACTCAGTCAAACCGGAAGCATCCTTGATATAGTTCTCAATCGTCGCGCGCTGAAACGGCGAGAGCGGCGTGGCAGGATGATAGAGAACCCCATCATCGCTGTACCGACGCATGAACTCCTTCAAGACAGCATCATGGTCAGCGCCAGTGCCAGCCATCTCGCGGGCAACAGCCTGCAACTGACGAAGAGATTCCTTCTTAGCCTCAACGCCGCGAAGATGCAGATACGCTTCCTCGACAGTCCCGCCATGAATCTTCCGATAAAGCCGAGCCTCCATAAGAAGCTTCTTTGCATTCATATCCTGTAGCACGGCACGCCACAAAACATGACGAGCCTCATCGTAAGCCGCTACTGAAATCTTGATTCCAGTCTCTTTGTAGTAATCGTTCAGCGCCTTCTTCTTCGCAGCAATAACAAGCGGGTCAAAGTCAGACATAGACCCAGCCTTAGGAATCTTTGGGTCCTCATCGAGCACAGATTCAGCAGGAGAGCCGCCCTTACCCTTTTGCTTCGTGAGCAATTCATTCTTGATGCCGCGCGCCTCACGAATGGCAAGCGTCACGCGCTGGTGAACATCGTCATAAATCTTCTTCGGGATATGGTCGAGTTGCTTATCAGCCACAGTAATACCCTGAACTGAGGACTCAACAGGACCAACAGGAGTAGTCATCAACCGCTTACGAAGAGTCCGTACCTGCTCCACAGCAGCATCACGCGCAGAAGTAACAAGTGGGGCAATCATATTAGGCGGAACGACATCCACCACTTCATCACCACGAGAACGCACTACCTTCCGAACATACTCGCTCTTCTTGCGTTCCTTCTTAATCGCGCCCTCAGCGTCCTCAATAATACGAACTCGGTCACGCGCAGCCTTGCGCGCAGCAGGCGCAGCAGTCCGGTCAGAAAGAACAGTATACGCCTTAAACTTTTCCTTCCTCAGCCACGAAGACTCGCTGACAGCCGGAACCGGAATAGCCTCAAGTGGGTCGGAATAAGCAGACGGCATAGGAGCATCAGGGTCAAGCCATGCCTCAGAAGCAGCCTGCCTTTCAAGGACTGCCTCGGCAGCAGTCTTCTCAGCGACAACCTTCGCCTCATCCGCAGCAACATCAACCCCCGAAGATTCGAGGTCACTAACGGTCTTCTCTAAAGCGGCAATAACAGATTTCTTCTTAGCAAGGTCCTCAGCGGTTCCAACTTCGGCAGACATCGGGTCATCAAGATAAGCCTCAAGGTCACGCTTAGCATTCTTCAAAGCACGACGAGCATGTTCAAGTACGGGCCCAGAAGAAACAGGCGACGCTTGAGACGCGCCAGCGGTGAAAGGTCGCGGATCACCAGTAAACGGGTCAGGGAACGGAGGACGGCCAGAAGCCTCAGCGGCGAGACGCGCCTCAGGCGTCCAAGAACCAGTAGTCGCCGGAATCCATTTACCCTCAGCAGAAAGAACCTCAAGGTCAGAAGCAGAAACACCATCACGAAAAATCACATTGTCGAGAGCATTAACACCACCCTCCGCAGGAATAGAATCACCAACCTTCATACGGACGATGACCGAATCCGCCTCAGCATAAATCGTCTGCACCTTATGAGACGCAAACATAAACGGCTTCAACCCACCGTTAACCTCGCCCTCAGGCATGGTCCGATAGACATACCCATCTTCATGCTTCCAGACACTCGGAACAGTAGCGTTACCACGAGCATCCCTACCAAACCGCGCAGCAGCGGGAGTCGGTGCAGCCTCAGGAGCCATCCACACACCGGGATGAACTTCCTCATAGCCAGAATGCTCAAGATAAGAAGCGATTACTCGCTCACCGGAGTTATAAGGACGAAGCCGGTCAGCAGGAACGTCAGTAAGAATAGTCGCTTGAGCCTCAATAGCATCATCAAGAGGCTTGTAATGAGAAGTTAGAACACCTTCCTCACTGACAACCTGAACCGCATCTTTACGCCTTCCATTGGCAGAAACGAAAACGCGGTCTTCCTTTGTGAATGTAGTATCAGAACCACCAAGAGCCTTAGCATAATCAGCGGTAGAAGAACCCTCAGCACCATGACCAATAAATTTCGTAGCGGTAGTCGCCTTCAAAACATCCTTATCAAAATACTTCTGCTTACGGTCAGGAAATGCGGCACGAAGACGGGAACCAACAGTTCCCTTAATCGGTTCTACGGTTCCCTTCGCGACATCAACAATGGGCTCACCCTTCTTGATAGACTGAGCGTGCCTGCGTTCAGAAGAGAGAACCTCACGAGCAGATGACTGACGAGCATCCTTAATCTCTTCACCGGGCTTGGACAAAAGCGACTTGACACGGGCAGCTTCAGCCTCGGCAGCAGCAGCCTCATCAGCCTTCTTAATAGCGTCCTCGACCAACTTTGCGTGCTTCTCAACCTCAGTCAAAAGAGACAAGCCCTTATCAGCAGCACGACTTACAACAAGTTGCTCGATAATGTTGAAAAGATGCCCCTCAGGGGCCTCGCGAGGTAGAACACCACCCTTACGAAGAACCGCCTCAAATACAGACTTCCTATGAGAACCTTCCTCGATACCAGCAGTAATAGCACGATACTCATCAACGAACTTCTCTAGACTCCCGTATTTGCCCCAATCCTTCACGGCCTGTTCGCCAGCCATAATCTTCTTCAAGGTCCCCTCATCAACAGCGAGGAACTTCTTCATGAAAACAGAAGCCTTGGCGGTCGGCGCGAAAAGACCCTTAGCATCCTGAGCAGCCTCAAGAGCGTATTTTCCACGAGCAAGATAAGTCGTCGCCTTCAGGGGGACAGCATTCGTGGGGTCAGCAAGCAACTGAAAGAGCAGATTCGCAGCATCATTCTGAAACGGAGCCTGTCCGTAGGTATTCAGCGTCCGAAGAGCGGCACCGGGGTCTTCAAGGATTTTACCAAAAGCGTTACTATTCTCACCATAGAAACCCTTCTGAAACTTGACATCCTGAGCATAAGACTCTTCAACATTCTGCTGCTTCTGGTCAGCAGCCCATTTCTTGCCCTCAGGCGTCTGAAGCCAAGCGTTCTGCTTCGCGGCAAGAGTATCAGCCATATAGTACTGATTCTTCCGGTCCCTAAGGTCAATCCCCAAACGCTTGGCTTCAGCAGAAACCTTGGCAATAGTCGGGGCACCAGAAGGAGCCTCGGCCCAATTCAATTCGCCAATTCCAATCTTGGTCGAATCACCAGAAAAGAGACCAGTAAGAATTCGACCGCCAGCACCAATGGCAGCATTAGGAGCCTGAAGCAACGAAAGACCATGTGAAACAGCAGGCAACCCCGCAATCCTGTCCCACCACTCGGGCTGGTCCTTACCGAGAATGTTGTAAGCATGCTTCTCATATTCAGAGCGCTGGTCCTGCCACAACCTATAGGCACGAGCCTCAGCACTATTAGAACCAGAATGGAAAGTAACATGAGGCTTGGGATGCTCGCGGTCCCACTGTTCCATGAGACCATCCGTCAACCGCTGGACATCCTCAGCGTTCTTAACACCGCCATCAGGGAAAAGCTCAGGATGAGACTCCTTAAGCCGCTTGGCACCCTCAAGGACAGGGACATCTTCACGACGAACGACCTGACCCTGATAGAAGACCTGACCATTGAGAACCATATCTTTCCTAAGACGACGGTCCATCTCAAGACGCTGGGCGACTTCCTTCTCACGCCGCATGATAATAAGCGACTGCTGATAGGCAAGTTCCTCGTCCACGGTGCGAGACCTATAGAGTCGTTCACCAGTATTCGGGTCAATGCCATCCTGAACCAGCCCAGTCTTCCCGTTAAAGGCGTCGACCTGAGCCTGAATAATCCTCTGGTCTTCAGCCTGCTCCTTGGTCTTAGGTCCAGTCTGCGACTTCAGAACACTGAGTTGCGCCTGAAGCGAGGACCGCAACTGGGACTTCCACCACTTATTCTGACTGAGAGAAATATCCTGATAATCCTTCCAGAACTTGTTATAGGAACCATCCTGAAGAGGATTCTTACCGGAACCAAAAAGGCGAGTGAACTCGTTACGAACTGAGATGAACTTCGCATCTCGATACAACTTCTTAGCCAGCGCCACGTTGCCAGACGCGAGAGCAGCGTTAATCTGTGCAACACGCTTCTCGTAATCAGAATAAACAGTCGTAGCATGAGACTCGTACTTCTTCTGGAGTTTTTCCAAATAAGCAGTGTCTACGGAACCAGTATGATAAGCAGCAGACGACTCAAGGCGAATCTGTGTCTCAATGTCAATGCCATTC